GAAGACTCCCAAGCCAAGGGTCGATGGAATACGCGGCAAGGCGGGGCTTACGTGGCGGTCGGCGTGGGTGGACAGCTTTACGGTAAGGGCGGCGCTGCAATCGTTGATGATCCGTTCGGCTCGTGGGCGGATGCGCAATCTGAGATTCAGCGCGAGCGAGTATGGGATTGGTATCAGGGCACGCTCTACAATCGCATCCGCCCCAAGCAGCCCATCATCGTCATTCAGCATCGCATGCATGAAGATGACTTGGCCGGCCGACTGATTGAGAAGCAAAAGCAGGGCGGAGATAAGTGGGAGATCGTGAATCTCCCGGCGCTCATCAACGATCCGCCATGGGTGGAACGGTATGACTCAGCGGCGCTTGAGCGCATTCGGATCAACACGAATCCACGGCAATGGTCAGCGCTGTATCTCCAGAATCCGACGCCTGATGAAGGTACGTTCTTCAAGCGCGAATGGTTTGAGCTATTCGACCCCAAGAAGATTCGCGGACATAGCTATACGACGGGTGATTTCGCGGTCACAGAAGGCGATGGCGATTTCACTGAGATCGGCACACATAAGTTTGTTGACCTGACCCTCTATCTAGGCTGTGACGGCTGGTACGGACAGGCGAGTGCGGACCAATGGATTGATCGGCTGTGCGATCAGATTGGATTACATCGGCCGATGTGCTTCTTCGGTGAGACTGGGCCAATTCGTCGTGCGGTAGAGCCATTTCTCGTGCGCCGAATGCGGGAGCGCAGAACGTACTGCCGGCTCGAATGGCTCCCGCGTCCTAGCGATAAGCCCACGATGGCGCGCGGGCTTCAGGCCATGGCCGCTTCTGGCCGCGTGAAGATCGCGGATACCGAATACGGCCATCGCATTCTGAATCAGCTCTTACAGTTCCCGGCCGGCAAGCTCGATGACGCGGTTGATATGGCCGCCCTCATGGGTATGGCGATCGATCAAGCGCATCCCGCTATCAGCGTCAGCATTCGGCCTGAGCCCATTAATGACGGCTATTCGCACGTAGAGGAGATTGATTCTTGGAAGGTGGCGTGAGTGATCAACAGCAAAAAGATCCCATCTCGGATCTGCGCCTCCAATTCGAGGAATTCGCCGACGGCACGATTGAAATGCGTCGCTTGGCCGAGAAAGCGCGCGACTATCGCGATGGGAATCAGCTGACGGAAGAAGAACTCAAAGTTCTCAAGAAGCGTAAGCAACCTGTCGTTGTCGATAACAAGATTCAAGACAAGTGCGATGCACTCCTCGGGATCGAGCGCCAGACGCGCACCGATCCCAAAGCCTTTCCGCGAAATCCCGGGGATGAGGATGCGGCAGAGGCCGCGACCGACGGCCTTCGCTATGTTGCCGACTCCTCTACCTTCAGCGATACCGTCAAGGAAGCCTGCGACAATCTCATGGTGGAGGGTGTATGCGGCGGTGAGGTGATTGTCGAGAAGAAGCGCGGTACGTATGCGGCCGTTCGGATGAATCACATTCGATGGGACCGACTCTTCTACGACATTCGCTCTCTGCGCCCTGATTTCAAAGACAAGCGCTATTGCGGCTTCTTCACCTGGATGGATGAGGAGGAAGCGAAAGAACGTTGGTCTGAAAAGGGCGAAGTGATTGGTCAATGCATTACCTCAACTTCCGTAGAGGGTCCGAATCCCACTGCGGACGACAAGCCGCGCTATGTCATGACGGCGCGCGGCCGCTCCCGGCTTCAGATCTTCACGCACTATTACATCCAGAAAGGCAAATGGATGCGCGCGGTATGGTGTCGTGCGGGCTTTCTTGAAGAGCCCAAACTCTCGAATTACAAGGATGAGGACGGCAATCCCGATTGTTGTATCGAGCTCCAGGCGCTTTACCGAGATCGCGATGGCAATCCCTATGGTCTCGTGCGTCGATATCTAGATTTACAGGATGAACTGAACAAACGCCGCTCCAAGCTCCTGCATCTTCTGCAGACGAAGCAAATTAAGGCGGAAAAGGGCGCCTTCGATAACGTTGCCAAGGCGCGCGAGGAGATTCATAAGCCGGATGGGGTAGTGGAATACAACGCAGGCTTTCAGGTGGAGATAGATACCAATCTCGATCTTGCCCAAGGACAGTTTCAGCTCCTGCAGGAAACCTCACTGGCGATGTCGGACACGGGGCCAAATTCCGCGCTCCTCGGAAATACCGGCTCGACCTCTGGGCGTGCCAAGCAAATCGATCAGCAAGCGGGAATGTTGACGGTGGGTCCGCTCTTCGGCGCGCTTAAATCCTGGAAGCTCCGCATGTATCGACACGCGTGGAATCGCGTGAAGCAATATTGGCGTGCGGAGATGTGGGTGCGCATCACCAACGATGAGAACAAGCCAAAATTTGTTGGTTTCAATCAGCCCATGATGGCCGGTGATATCGCGGCCGAGCAGTTGAAGAATGATCCCCGCTCTCCAGAGGAGAAAATGCAGATTCTGCAGAAGCTCGCCCAAGATCCAGCCTCGCGTCAGCCGGCAATGGATGAGCGGGGTAAGCAGAAGCTCAAGAACAATGTGGCCGAGATGGATGTGGATATCGTCATTGACGAATCGCCCGACACCGTAACGGTGCAGCAAGAGCAATTCGAGCAGCTCGCCTCATTGGCCGAGAAGCGCCCCGATATTCCGACAAAGATTTTGATTGAAGCCTCGAACCTGCGAAACAAAAAGGCCATCCTCGATGAGATGAACGGCGCCAATAATCCGATGCAGGCGCAAATTGCCCAAATGCAACAGCAGATGGCGCAGCTCGAGGCGACACTCAAGCAACATCAAATTGAGAAGACGCAGGCAGAAACGGCCAAGACGGTCGCGCAGACCGAGCAAATTCAGCAGGCGACTGTCGGTGATCATATCGATGCTGCCATCAAGGTCTCGCATGCCTCCGATCCCGTGAAGATTACGGAGACAGTAAACTGATGTTTGCGACTGAACTCCCCGCCGATGATCATCGGGCGGCACAGGAAGTTTTGTCACAAGTAAACCAATGGAATCGCCCGCCCGGTCGTTACTACGATACGGCCGAGGCGACACAAATCGATCATCCCTTGCTCAAGGGCTGCGCACGCGCCTTCTTCATCCGCATTCCGTCCGGCGAGCGCGTGTATCGTCATCGCGATCCGCCGGAAGTCACTGAGCATTTCGATACTGATCATATCGTGGTGTCCACGAATGATCGTTCCTTCATCTGCTGGGAAGAGAACGGAACTGATCGCTCTGTGCATCTTGAATTAGGCAAGCGCTACAGAATCATTGATCGCGGCCTATTGCATTGGGCCGTGAATGACGGGGAGACCGATCGCATTCATTTGCTGATCGAATATCCCAAAGAATCCGCCGCCGGGATCGTTCGGGCGTTATCTGGCCGCCGCAGTTAATCGGGCGTTTGAGGTGATTTATGAGTGATGAGGGTGACGGTCTATCGAGCATGCTCGTGCTGAATGAGGCGCGAGCGCCGAAGATCGAGGCGAAAGCCGAGGTCAAGGCAGAGGTGAAGCCAGATTCCATCAAGGCGGAGGTTAAAGCCGAGCCTGAGGTGAAGGCGGAGCCGAAGGAAGCTAAAGAGGAGCCAAAAGCCGACAATCGCGACGACAAAGGCCGCTTTACTACGAAAGAAAAGGAGAAGGTAAAGCCAGACGTTGCCGCAATTATCGATGAGCGTCGAAAGCGACAGGCGGCTGAGCAAAAGCTGCAGGAACTGCAGACTCAAAAGCCCAAGACGGACCTCTTCGAGAATCCCGACCAAGCTATTGCGGAGCGCATTCAAGAGCAGTTGGCGCCGCTCAATGAGCGGCTGTTTAAGTTCTCGATGAAAGCGGCGCGTGCGGGTCGTGATGATTTTGAAGAGGTCATAGGGGCGTTCGCGGAAGCCGCGGATAAAGATCCGGAACTCCTGAAGTCGTTGCGGGCTTCGGATGACCCGGGCGAATACGCTTACTCCGTGGGTCTTCAAATCCGTGAACTCGCAGATGTCGGCGGAAACATTGTGGCCTATCGCGACAAGGTGACTGGCGAACTCAAGTCGCAGCTCACTGAAACGCAGAAGCAGCTCAAGGCCGCATTGGATGAGGTCGCAACGCTCAAGGGCGCAAAAGCTGAGCTCGATGAAGTTCCTGATTCACTCAATTCCGTGTCGTCCGGTCCTGCCCCCAAGGGTTCGGAAGTGGACGACGAACCATTGAACAAACTAACCCGATTCGGAAACCAGAAACGCGCCTAGAACTGTCTTTCAGGTCGATCAAAGAGCCCGCCTAGTGCGGGTTTTTTATTGCCTGCGGTTTGAGGTGCAGGAGAACTTTCGATGGCTACGACGACTGTACCTACAAACACGCGGGTCATTAAATGGCAGCGTGAATTTTTCCGCGAATACATTCGCGGCAACCGATTCTCGAAATACATGGGCACGGACGAGTCCTCGCCCATTCAGGTTAATGAGGAACTGACCAAGTCCATCGGCGAGACGATTAATTTTGAGTTGGTCAATCGCCTGAGTGGCAATCTCGATACTGCAACGGGCGGCGTTTCCGGCCAAGTCTCTGGCATTACCGGATACAACACGCTCGAGGGTAAAGAGGAAGCGCTCGGCATCCGAAATTTTCGCATCCTGGTCAATCGTACCCGCTGGGCAGTCGTGCATGACCGGCTCGATGAGCAGTTCTCTGCGATCGATCTGGTTGAGGCCAAGCGCGCGACACTGATGGATTGGTCGAAGGAGAACATTCGCGACCGCATCGTGCTCGCGCTCAATTCCTTCTCGACGGATGGCAGTACGCATCAGGCGTACGCCTCGACGAGCTCGACCGATCGGAATACTTGGACGGTGAATAACGTCGATCGCGTGCTGTTCGGCTCGACGACTGCGAATTACAACGCCACGCATGCGACCGGGATTACGGCCTGCGATACGACTAACGATCTACTGAATACCACCACGCTCCAGGCCTTGAAGGACATGGCGAAATCGGCAAACCCGAAGATTCGCCCGATCAAGGTGAATGATGAAGAGGAATGGTACGTGGTCTTCTGCGGCACGCGCGCATTCCGTTCGGCTCAGCTTGCACTTTCGACTGTCGTGAATCAGCCGCTCCTCCAGGGCAATGGTCGGATGGACAATCCGCTCTTCACCTCCGGTGATCTGACCTATGACGGCATGATCATTCGAGAAGTGCCAGAGATTGGTGTTCTGCCGGGCACTCCGGGTGCTGGCGGCACGACGACCGTAGCGCCCGTATTCCTGTGCGGCACGCAAGCCATTGGTTATGCGATCGCTCAGCGCACGAAGATGATCGAGAACGTCCGCGACTACGGCGCGAGCCAAGGCGCGGGTACGGAACTCATCGATGGCATCGCGAAGATCTACTTCGGCGCAGGCGCGACAGACACCGCAACTCCCAAACAAAACGGCGTCGTCACGGGCTACGTGGCTGTTCCGTAATCTCACACTTCAGGAGTAATTCAAATGGCAGGCGAAACTACAGCCGTAGCAGCCGCTCAAGCGCGGCAGTACTACGACGTCGAGGGTGCGGGTGCATTTCTGTGCAAATTCTCGCTCACCTTTGCTTCGACAGACAACGAGACCAACGACATCATGCAGGCGGGCTACATCGGTCCGAATGTGCGTGTCGTTGCTGTGGGCTGGTATCCGACCGACATGGATACCAATGTCTCACCGGCAGTCGTTCACAAAGTCACCATCAATGCCGTCGATGCGGTAACGGGCCTGACGGGCGCGCAGACAGGCGCATCTAGCTGGACGCCCGTAACTCCCACTTTCGCGGCGACCGCGCCCGGAACGGCTGCGCAATTGGTCCAGGTGCAGAGCACGACGGCATCGGCGACGGGAGCGGCCGGTACGGCAATTCTCGAGCTGCTGTGTCAGAACATCTGATGTTCGGAGCCCCATCTGAAAGGGTGGGGCTCTTCTCATGACCTCAGCCGAACTCGCACAGCGTGTCTTGCAGGCGATGGGCCTTCAGGCTGCCGGTGAATCCGCGCAGCCTGAAGATGTCCAACTCGTCGGCACTAAGTACGGCTCGCTCTATCGACAATTGTTAGCGCTTTCCCTTGTGGCGTGGGCTGAAAGCGAAGATGTCCCGGAAGAATTCGCCGAGCAGATTGTCATGATGGTGGCGGCGCTATGCGTGAATGAATACGAAATCATAGATGCACGTCGCAACGTACTCTTGCAAGGCGGACTCCTGCATCTGACGCCGCCTTCATACGCTGAGAAATCACTTCGCAAGCAGCTCGCGGTGAATTACGTTTCATCGCCGGCAGAGACGGAATACTTCTAATGCGCTTGAGTTTCGGTTCTGGTTCCTATCAGCACCGATCGCTTCCGATTTCAGCGCAGCGGATGGTGAATTGTTATCTTGAGATTGCCCCTCCTGCGGCAAAGTCTCCCGTCGATGTCGTGCCTAGTTATGGGATTCTGTCGTGGTGTACGACGAATGATGGAATCTCAAGAGGTGGAGAAGTCATCAACGGCGTTGCATACGCTGTTGTGGGCACCATGCTTTATCGTATCAATTCCGACCGCACCTCGAGTGCATTGGGCGAGATTCCCGGTTCAGATCCCGTGTTTATCGCCGGGGATGGTACAAACATTGCCGTCTGCGCTAACAGGACTCTCTATATTTATAACGGTACCTCTATCGCTCAGGTGAGCGATCCGGATTTTCCGGGAGCGGTATGGGTTGGATTTCTCGATGGCTATTTCCCAATCATAGAGCCCAATTCTGGTCGGCTGTGGATTAACGAAACGCCGTATTTACCAACAGGTTGGAATGCGCTCGATTTTGCCACCGCAGAAGGCAATCCAGACAACCTTGTTTCTGGCCTGATTAATTATCGAGAGTTCTACGCGTTTGGGCGGGAGACGACGGAGATCTATTACAACTCAGGAGATCCTGATTTTCCGCTCACCCGTTCTCCGTCAGGATTCATCGAGATCGGCCTACTCTCCCCGTTTGGTCCCGCGAAGGCCGACAACAGTATTTTTTTCCCAGGCCATGACGGATTGATTTATCGGCTCAATGGCTATTCTCCGGTGCGGATCTCCACCCACGCCATGGAGCAAGCGATAGAGCGATATGCCGATAAGACGTGTTATGGCTCCACTTGGGTTGAAGGTGGTCACAAATTTTACGGCCTGTCCTTTAGTGAAGGCACTTGGGTGCACGACATCTCAACACAATTGTGGCATGAGCGCATGAGCACCGGCTTTGATCGCTGGCGTGTTCAGTTCGCGCTTAACTGCTACAACAAGACATTGGTGGGCGATATCGAGACGGGGACCATTGGATATCTCGATGCCGATACGTTCGAAGAGTACGAGCAAATATTGCGAGCCTCGTGTACTGCTCCTGCCATTGCCGAAGAGAATCGATTGATTTCTCATGCAGCTCTTGAGCTCGAATTTGAAACGGGCGTGGGAACACTGACGACGCCAAATCCGCAAGTCATGCTTGATTGGTCGGATGATGACGGACGTACATGGTCCAGCGAACACTGGAGACCCTTAGGAAGAATCGGAGCGACGCGCACTCGATGTCGTTGGCTCAGGAATGGCGCAGGCCGTTCTCGCGTCTTTCGCTATGCGATCTCCGATAAAGCCCGTCGTACGCTCGTACAAGCCAATTGGCGAGGTGGCTGATGCTTGTTTCATTCAGGCAAATTCCTCGAGATTTGGCCGATTGGGATCGGTTCTTTCGTCAAGTCCCTGTGACGCCCGACCCGAATAGCGTGGGAGATACGCAGATCCAAACGGGTGCGGTGACCTCAGACAAGATCGCCCCTGAAAATGTTGATACTGCTGCCGTCGCGGATGGCGCCATCACGGATTCAAAGCTTCGTGATAGCGCCGCCTGTTCGGTCATTGGGCGTGCCAATAATTCATCGGGTACACCCGCCGATATTTCGCTCTCCGTTGATGACCAGTTTCTAGTCAGACGCGCCGGCACCATCACGTCGGGCGCAATTCTTGATAGCGACATTCCAGCTACCCTCGCTCGCGATACAGAGGTTTCAGCAGGAGATGCCGCGAGCGTCGCGACCGCCGCCGCCGCCCTGGCATCCCATGTCGCCGCCACAGATCCCCATACGGGTTATCAGCTCGAGAGCGAGAAGAATGCCGCAAATGGCTATGCGGGTCTGAATGCCTCTAGCCGCACGACGAAGGGCGTGGATACGACCGATGATCTCGTGCTCGATCTCGCCACCAAGGGCCTCGTGCTCAAGGACACGCAGGGTACGCCGCATTATTGGCGCGTCACGATTTCAAATGTCGGTGCGATCGTGACGACTGATTTGGGGACCACCAAGCCATGATTGATTTTGCCGCGACCATCCATCCTGATGGGCAGATCGTTGAAAGCAATCGAGTGCTCACGCAGAAGAAAGTAGAAACGCTCGGTCGTGCCCTAGCTCAGTTCGAGCAGACGCCTCTCCCCCTGACCCATCATTTTGCGCCCGGCATTTATGTACGCGAGATCTTCATGCCGGCGGGGACGATCGTTATCGGACGCAAGCATAAGACGGAGCACTTAAACATTATTGAGCGCGGTTCTTGTTACTACGTTGATGACGACATGCGACGTCACGATTTGATTGCGCCCTGTACGTTTGTTTCAAAGGCCGGGGCACAGAAGGTGCTCTACATTGTTGAGGATTGCGTGTGGAAGACAGTACATGCAAATCCTGATGACGAACATGATTTGAGCGTTTTATTGGATCGACTCACTGAGGCTCCGACGGTTGTTCCAGAACAGAAGCAATTGGAGGTAATCACGTGAGCGTGGCTTGGGTGGCGGTCGGTGCAACAGTCTTAGGCACTGCGGCGAGCGTTGTCTCAAGTCGTCAAGCTTCGAATGCCGTCTCGCGTGGGGCAAATTCCGCCAACGCCGAGAGTGCTCGGCAGTTCGATACGATTCGTTCCGATACGGCTGCGCAGCGCGCGCTCGGTCAGGGTGCAACATCGCTTTTGGGCCGTCTCTATGGATTCAATATTCCGGGCGCAAATGGCGCGGCGCCTGAGCAAACGGTGGGAACGGGGGGGTTCAAGCCCTCTGAAGTTGTGGCCATGCTTCAACGCGGAATGTCGATCAATGACATTCTGAAGCTCGGTGTGCTTACACCGAACCAGGGCGCGAAGGAATTTCGCTATCTACAACAAAATGGACTATCCCCCGATCAGATCAATCAACTCATTCAAGGGCGATTTACGCCGGATGCGAATGCGCCTGCTGCGGGGAGCGCAACGGCTGCTGGCCCCGATATGTCGGCGTTCTTCACCTCGCCCGATTATCAGTTCAACTTAGGAGAGGGACAACGCGCCATCGATCGATCGCTAGCAGCTCAAGGTCGCGCCTTGTCGGGCGCTGGCGTGCGCGAAGGTGTTCGCTATGCCTCCGGCATGGCCTCGAATGAGTACGGAAATTTCATCAATCGACTGGCTACTTTAGCGGGGCTTGGCGCGAATGCCACCAACACTTCGGCGAATGCCGGCATCTCGACCGCCAACACGATTGGCAACAATACGATGAATGCCGCGAATGCGCGCGCCTCCTCCTATCTCAACACGGGAGAGACGATTGGAAATGCCGCGAACGGTTTGGCGAGTAATTACCTACTCTATCGCTACCTGAATCCCAATACGCCGAGGACTACTCCTGTTCTCACGAGGACTACTCCTGTTCTCAGTTCAGGCTGGTCAGGTCCGAGGGAATAAATGCCTTACGAACCGCTCGACTTAGGTCGAATCATCCAAACCGCCGAAGCCATCAAAGGCGCGCGCCAACAATCCACGACCGAACAGCTTCGGCAACAGTACTTTGGCATCCAAATGAAGAATGCGCAGGCCCAGGGCGTCGCGCAGCAGCAGGATCAGCAAGCGCAGATGGACTTGATTACAGCGAAGAGAAATTACTTCACTGCCGATGCCATTTTGAAGGCGCAAGACCCGCGCACGACTGCGGAAGCGTTGCTTCCCGATGGATTCGTGCAGAAGTGGAACGAGACGCACCAAGTCCCATGGGATCAATTCGCGTCCGATCCGAATCAGATTAAAGCGCTCGCGCAAACCATGAGGGCGAAGGCCGGCGCCGCGGCCGGTATTGCAGAGCCTGCGCGCGTCGAGACGATTGGCGATCTCAACAAGCCGGAGGCTGGTATTTACCAGCGCAACCTAGAAACGAACGCCATTCAACAGGTGACTGCGCCGCAGAAGATTGACCCCGCTGAGCGGGCACGTCTCGATGAGACTATTAGGCACAATCGGGCGACTGAGGCGGCTAGCTCAGATCCCTCGTCCCAATATGACCCCGAGACCCTTCATACGGCGGCGATGGTCGTAGCGTCAGATCCGGCTCGCATGCGTGATTATGCGTCTTTCGGAAAGGCCGGTCAGGCCGCGCGGGTGGCGATCAATAAACAGATTACGCAGCTCAAGAAAGACACCGGGATGAGTGATAGCGACTTCATCCAGACGCGCGCGCGCGCAAAGGCACAGGCTGGAAATCTCGCGCAGCTCACGAAGCAGCAAGGACAGATTCAGGCGGCTGAAGATCTCGCACGTGCAAATGGTCAGCGGGTGCTCGATCTCATCGGGTTGGTAGATGACACCGGCATTCCACTCATTGAGGGCATTACGCGTAGCGCGAAGGCGAAGGCGGGTAATGTCGATGCCGCCGAACTCAAATCTGTGATGAGCACTTTCCAGACGGAAGTCGCTCGCCTGCTCGCATCGGGCCCCTCAATGAACGGTGTCATCTCCGATTCTGCTCGACACGAAGTGCAGGCAATGGCGCCTGAAAACATGTCAGCCGCTCAAGCGAAGCGTGTCATAAATCGCCTCTTCACTGAAATGGATATCCGCCAGCATGCCATTCAAGATCAAATCGGTCAGGCGGCTGGCGGCTCCGTGGTGATTCCTGGTCAGACTCAGACACCTCAACCTGCCGCTCAGCCGCAAGTCATCCATCATCCTTCTGGCGCTACAATTGAGATTATTCAGTAATGGGCCAAGCGATCGTCACGCTTCCCGATGGTCGAAAGGCGCGAGTGACTTTCGATTCGCCGGAACAGCTGGATGCGGTCGTTAACGATCTTGTTGGGCAGAAGCAAGAGCAGCCCGCACAGCCAGATGATACTGGACGCAACATGGCGCTTGCCGGCCGCGCGGTAGGTCAGGGTGTTGCCAATACGATTATTGGCGCCGGCCAGGCCATGGGCGATATGGGCACGGGGGGTGTTGCGGTTGACGCAATGTTGAAAGCGCAAACTGGCAAGAATCGTTTTCAGCATGAGATCGCGTCATTCAACAAAACCTTCGGGACAAAAATCCCTGAGGTAGAGAATCTCTCACAGCTTCTCTCCGCGGGCCTGACGGAAGCGGGCGCTCCAGTGCCTGAGACAAATAAAGAAAAACTGGCGAGCGCAGCCGTGGAAGGAACCGCCTCGGCACTGACCGGCGGCGCGATGAGCGGCATGAATACGGTTCCGAATGTCATTCGCGCCGGACTCAGTGGCGCAAGCGGCGGCGCCTCCGCAGAGTTCGCGCGCCAGAAGGGCGTTGGCCCCATCGGCCAATTTTTGTCTGGCCTGGCTGGTGGCATGGCTCCGTCGGCGATCGAGGGCGCCGGTCGCGCCGTGGTACGCGCTACGCAAGCTGCGGGAGATCTTGCTAAGCCTCTTACTCGCGCGGGCCAGGAAGAAATCGCCGGCAATGTACTCGCTTCGAATGCGACCGACGTGCAATCAGCCACGCAGAATTTGAAGGCGGCGCAGCCGCGCATTCCAGGATCTGAACCTACCGCCGGCCCCGCATCTGAAGATGTGGGGCTACTTTCGGTTGAGAAGGGCCTACGTTCGAAAGCGCCTGCCGATTTTGGAGTGCGCAATTCCGAACAGAACGCCGCGCGGCAAGCGACGCTTGATCAAATTGCCGGATCACCCGCCGATATCACCGCCGCCAAGGCAGCGAGAGATGCCGCAACGGCCCCGATGCGACAAGCGGCATTGGGATCAGGGAATCAGGCTAATACTGCGCCGGTCAGCCAAACTATCGATGCCATTCTTTCCTCTCCACAGGGTAAGCGGCAAACGATCTCGAGCACGATGGAATGGGTCAAGCAGCAGATTGGGGATAACACCGATCCGGCTGCGCTCTATGAGATCCGCAAAGATTTGCAGCTCGCTCAGCAAGGCAAACTCCAGCCGTCTTCGCAAAATGCTCCTAATACATCGACGCTCGCGCAGGCCCGCGGCGAGCTCGGCAAGGTAGTGAGCGCGCTTGACGATTCTATTGAACAGGCCGCGCCGGGATTCAAGGCATATCTGGCGCGTTACAAGCAACTGTCGCAGCCGATCGATCAAATGAAAGTGCTGCAGCAGATTCAACAGCGCTCGGCACTCGCGGCCGGCGCGGACATTACAACGGGGCGTGATTTCCTGTCGCCAGCAAAATTTGGTCGCGAACTACAAAAAGCCATTCAGCCCGGAACGAAGCTCACGCAGCCGCAGATCGATACGTTGAACGCCATCAAAACCGATCTCGACTACGGTGCGGCGATTAATAGTCCACTCGTAAAGGCGCCCGGCTCGGATACCTTCCAGAATCTTTCGATTGCCAACGCGATCGGTGCGGGCGCCGCGAAAGGCAATTTGCATCCCGCACTTCAGGCGCTCACGAAGCCGCTCAAATGGCTTTATAAGGCGCCGGACGATCAGATTACACAGATTTTGACGCAGGCCATGCTAGATCCTAAGTTGGCGGCGCGCCTACTCGAAAGAGCGAATCAGCAAACCGTCGCATCCTTCTCGAATCAGCTACGCGCCATGATGGCGAGCTATTCAATAGGCGCTACGACGGCAGCCGCTTCCAGGTCGCAATCAGGATCACCAGAAGCAGATAGCCGACGATCAGGCCAAAGACAATAGAGAAGGCGAAAGCGCCGGCCGTGAGCAATACGGCAATGATGATAAGTATCGAGCGCTGGTAGAGCGCATAGAAATTCAGCAACGATTTCATTTAACCCGCCTCCGAGCGGGTTTTTGCTTTTCAGAGGGCCGATAATGAGCCTGATCCAGTTTCCGCGTCAATTTGTCGTTGATATTAATGGGGTTCCGCGTGTCGGCGCGCAGGCGTTTTTCTATCAGCCGACGACCAGTACGGATATCGCTACCTGGAAAGACGCCGCCTACACGCAGCCTCATACACAGCCGGTTAAGTCCGTCTCCTCGGGAATCTTTCCAGCTATCTATATCAATCCGGCGGTCAATCCCAACTTCAAGATTATCGTTCTTGATGTCAATGATGCATTGGTATATTCGGATGACAATGTTCCAGCGCTCGCACTCACGGCCGGAAATATTTCTGATTTGCTCATTGCTTCCGGTGGGCTGACATCCGCGGCGATCAAATATGATCGCACCGCCGCTGAGATCGCAGAGAACATAACGCCAGTTGATTATTCCCATCCTCCGGGAAGTTATTTGCGCTACGACGCAGATCCGCTTGGATTGGCCGATAGCTCTGCGGCCATTGCGAACGCAATCAAAGCCAATGCTTATGTCTTCGACGATTACCCCGGTGGTGGCACCTATCTACTCAATTCCGAAGTCACCTTCACGCGCTTCCCCGTGCGAATCGAAGGACAGGCGCGCAGCATCCCAAATGCAGTGGGTGGAACTCGTTTTCGACTTGCTGCGTCGGCCGGTGCCGGCAAGGGATCTCTGCATTCGACAGGTGCTTCGACGGGAGTGGAGATCGTCGGCATTTGCTGCACATGGGAAGATCCGACTATCGCCCAATGGGGCGTGATCCTCGCGGCCGATACTCGTGACTTCATCATCGACCGCTGCGGATTTGTCGGTACCGGCGCAAGTGGCTCACTGGTCTCGGGCGTCAAGCTCGACACGGGTGGCACGTACATCACAGGCGAGATTCTCAATTGTTTCTCGAATGGTGTCGTCTATGCCGTCGATGCGCAGGGTTCGTGCACGGGCGTCAACGTTCGCGGTGGCCGGCTCTTTGGCAATATTACGGGCGGTCCGGTAGGCGCGGCGGTTCAGTTATCTGCGCTCTGTTCTGGCCCAACGGTGTCGTTCGCCTACATTCAGGGATTCGACAAAGGTGTATACGCGCTTGCCGGTCATGCCTACGTGGGTGTTGGCTTCAACACCTTCGAGGCCAATACAACCTCTTACGAGCTCGTGCAGAACGGATCGGTTTACATGGGCGATGCGCATGGATTTAACCGTATCTTGTCGGGCGGCAACCCCGTCGTGCCATACAACAATACAGGTGGCTGTCTGGTATGGGATCAGCCGGGATTTTTTAGAATCGACAAGGCCGTGCTGAAGGTTTATCAGGGCTTCAATGAATTCAACCGCGCCGCGAATTTGGGCGTGATGACGACGGTCGCCTATGCCGGTGGAAATTTCACGGCTAATGGTGGTGCGACATTGACCGTGGATAGCGGCGATCAATCCACGTTCGAGTATTCGATCAACGGAACGACGATGACTGTTGCACTGACGCTCGCGGGCATCACGACCACTGTCGCAAGTCCCACGCAGTTGATTGTTGCCCTGCCTCTGTCTTCGCAGGCCGTAAAAGCCGTGCAGACTTCGGCCGTGATCTCTATCAGTGGTACGCGCGAACTCGGCGTGGCGCGTGTAACGGCTGGCGGTACCTCTATCATTATCGAGCGGCAGAATGCCGCTACAGGGTTTGGAATTGTGGCGAATGCAATCGATGTGGCCTGCGTGATCTCTTTCGAGACCACCGCATGAGCTACTTATTGTGCTTGATGATCTGCCAGGCCGCCCAACCAAGTGCGATCACCATGAGGATGAAGAGGGCCAGTTGGCTCATGTCGAACTCCCTTTTCGTCAGAGCTTAGCATGGCTGGCCCGACGACCCGCCCGCCAGCGAGTCGTGACACGGACATCACTGAAGAAATAGAAGCCGCCCTAAGGGGCGAGGTGAACATGTCGGCGACGAGTGGAAGCGGCAATGGAAACGGCAACAAAGCTCTACAAGCCTGGGTCTTGGGAATCCTACAGACGCTTGTTATTGCTGGAATCCTAGGGATCTTTGCTAAGCTTTCCGGTATCGATCAGCAAATGATCGAAACTAAAACTATCGTCACAGAGCGAGGACGCCAGAATGACCGGGACTTCCAACGAATTGACGCAACCCTCCAGCGACACGACGACCGTATTACCGAACTTGAGCGAGAACAAAGCCCCGCTCAGTCTGACGCTAACCATCGACAAAAGCGTTAAGAAGGTTGCCGAATGGATCATGGTATTGCTGATTGGGATGACGGCCGTCACTTCGGTATGCGCAACGCTCACTATCGTGATGTTCATCAGTAAGAATGATCGCGAGACGGCGGTGAATAGTCGTCTACAGGTGAGCGAAAACCATTGGAGAGATTTGGAAGTAACGCAGAAGATTCAGCAGGGCGACATCGACAAATTGAACAGGAGCGCAAATGACGATCGACGACGATGACACCACCACGGCCAAGAAAGTGATTCATGACTATCACGGCATTGCCCATCACTTGCAGTCTTACAGCGACGTGACGGAAGCGCAGAAAGCCGAACTCAAGCGCATTCAGCACGAACACGGATTGAGTCTTCAGGATTTCGATTATGTGACGGCAATTGCGAGACGCGTATTGCCGTGATGTATGTCGGCCTCCGACTCCATCAGTCTGCGAGAGTACACAGACAAGCGCTTTGAGGCTCAGGAGAAGGCCGTCGCGGCCGCGCTGGCTGCGCAAGAGAAAGCCGTGGCTGCAGCTCTGGCGGCGGCAGATCGGGCGGTATTGAAGGCTGAGACGGCGACCGAGCGTCGTTTCGAGAATTCGAACGAATGGCGCAACACGGTCGAGACGTTGCAGCGCACGTACATGCCGCGCACGGAATCGGATCAGCTAACGAAGGCCCTCTCAGAGAAGTTGGACGATCTCACGTCTAGGATGAATTCCAAAGATGATCGCGGTCAGGGCATGGGCGCCATTATCGGGTGGATCGTGGGTGGCATTGGGGCGCTCTCTGCGATCGTCAGCATCATCATCGCCACGAGGCACGCATGAAGGACTACGTTACCTTTAGCACCGCACTGGTAGCGCTGGGTGGTGCCATTGTGAGCGGTATTACTCAGTTCTTCCATTGCCGGCGGGATAAGCGAGCAGACAAGATTGCCGATGCACGGCAAGACAAGGCCGAACGTCGCTTAGATGATTTGGAGAGCGGATGAACCGAGAACGACTGCTGGCCTCTATCGCCAAACACGAAGGCTTCAAAGCCGCGCCCTATCGCGACACCAAAGGCTTATGGACGTGGCTCGAAGGCCGATGTCTGGAGACCAATCCGCTGTCCGGGAGTGATTGGAAAGCTCTGCTAGATACTGGCTCCATCGCGCTCATCGGTACGCCTGCGGCAGCTCAGTATCTGGTCGGTATCGAGATCGACAAAGCGGTACGTGCGCTCTCTATGTTCTTCTCCGCCTGGCTCACCTTTGGTGATGTGCGGCAGAACGCGCTCCTTGAGATGCGCTACCAGATCAAGGGATTCCCGTCCTCGTTCCCCGATCTATGTGAAGCCATCGACATTGGAAACTGGGATGCGGTCGCCAACGAGGCGCTCGATTCGAAATGGGCACGTGAGGATTCGCCGAGGCGTGCAGAGGAGATAGCCAGGATGTTGCGGGAGAATACTTTTGACCCATAAGGAGACGGCGTATGCGCAGATCCTGCTTACAATCATCTTTCTGGGCGGCTATTTCTTCGTGCTCTGGCAGTTCATCGACGGACGCATCCACGTGCCAGCCGAATGGAAGGACGTCCTACAGACGCTTTTGAGCGTTCTCACAGCATCGGTATTACAAATCATGTCGTACTGGTTTTCTCGGCAACGTGAATCGACGCCGGCAGGGGCCTAATGTTCTCCTTTATTGCCATATTCATTCGAACCAATCCAAAGCTCGCGCGCCTCCTGCTCGAGCTTCTCGCCGCTGGTGTCATTGTTGGCGCATTACTCCTATGGCATCACCGCGCTTTCGACAGAGGCATCCAGGCCCAGCGTGATCAAGATCAGATGGAACTCGATCGGCTCAAATGGGATGCCGAGCAAGAATCCAAGCGTCTCCAGAAGATCGCAGCCACCGCGGAGCGAAACAGCGATGAAGAGCATCAAGCCCTGGTTGATTACACTGCCGCTCATCCTCTGCATGGGAGCCTGTGCCCATCCCCCCACGCTCGGAGCGGCGATCTGTCCCGAGCGACCCAAGGTCCAAGCCTTGAGCCCGCCACCGCCCCAGATGTTTTCACGGTGTCTGCGGGAGCTATTGCTACTGTCCGACAGCCAGACCCCGATGTCCGAGGAATGCTCGACGTTCTTGGCCGACGCGCCGACGAAATAAGCGCTGAACTTAGGAAGTGTGAGACGGTGGACTGCTCGCCGTGAAAGCGTTCGATAAGAACAGCCGCTCCCTGAAAGTCCACGAGTGGACTGTTACGGTGGAAAGTCCAAGACCCAGAGCTCGCAGCAAATGCGGCCTCGACAAGTATCCGGATGATCTCCAGGAGATCCCCAATCCGCCTCAGTACCGTCTGTGTGGGAACTGCTTTCCAGCGTTGGTCAGCGCACGGATCGATTGAGGTATTTCACGCATTGTAGGGCATGGCCAGAAAGCACCTTCACTCGCCCGTCACACTCCGACAGCTGCACGAGGCGATTTGCGCCCTTACCAGCGAGAACCGCGAAATCTTCCAAGCCCTCTCTCATAAGGTACATCACATGCTGCAATCACTCACTGATCTCACGGCCGACGTTGCACAAGAGCGTACGGTTATCAATTCGGCGGTGACGCTGATCCAGGGCCTACCCGATGTGATCGCAGCAGCGGTCAAGGCGGCACTCGATAACGCCGGCATCGACTCGGCGGCGATCGACGCGGCAGTACAGGCCGTGCGTACCGAGGTCCAGTCGCAGACATCAGAGCTGTCTGCCGCGGTCGTCGCCGGGACCGGAACGAAACTCCCGACGCCGTAACCGGCCATGTTCCTCACCCTCATCCTCATTCTGATCGTTATCGCCGCATTTTCGCTCCTTTATTGGGGCCTAACGCAGATGACGTTGCCCCAGCCGGTCAAGATCGTGCTCATTGTTGTGCTCGGCTTGATCGGCTTGGCGATCATCTATAACTCGGTGGCGAGCGGGGGATTTCACTTGGGGACGCTGCGCTAACCGCGCCTTGAGTCGGAGGGAGAGCTTATGCAAGCCTCCCCCGATCTCTCGCCTGAACCCTACGAGGATAACCGCCGCCATGATGATGAGCGGTGAGAAGAACGTCATCTTCAGTGCTTCCAAGAACGTCATATCCGTTTGCCTCCCTATCCGTTATTTCCAGTCTATCCCCTCTATCCGCTCAGGGGCGGGTGAGGTTACTTAATAGCAACTCAAGCTGCTCTACGCGTTTCTCCAGTGCTTCCATGCGAGTCCGCATATTTTCATTTTCTTCCTGAGCTTTCCTAACATCCGACATTGTCGACCACAACTGGCCGCCCATAATCTCTTGATCCTTTGACCACGTCATTGATTGTCTCCTGCGCTGTCGGTGGCCCGAATATGCCAAGCCAAAGCCTGCCAAGGTGCTGAGAGCTGCGCCATGTAAAGATCGATGGCTGCTTGTATCGCAGCCTGCGTTAGTTCGCACTGACGGCGTTGACGCTCGTAGCGCTGCTGGTCTTCGTCGAATCGTCGGCGCGCTTCTTGGTAGATTCGGACGCACTCATCCATTGTCGGCTCCTGCGCTGCTCATCGGTCTAATGTAGAAGAAATTCTCTTCCACTGAAGGCGATATTTCATACTTACCGAACCCGTATGTTCCCTCAAGAAAGAAGTATGTGACGCCTTGCTTTCGCTCCTCCACCAAAGGGCGCCACTCATCGAGGCATTTCGGTAGGACACTAATCATGTGCTGCGCCGCTCGCCTCGTCCATAAATCGACGACAATTCGAGAATTCCAGTCACTGGATCGCCTCGCGCAGTTCGCTCTCGCGCGATTTTTATCCAATGCGATTGGCTTATACCTTTAGGGATAACTTCAATCTTGAATTGCTGACCCGCCTTGACGTCAAGAGGCGGGTGACATTTTCTCGTTATCAACAGATCCCCGATAGGTGAGGTGAATACGAGTTCATCCATGCTGGTCTCCTGCGCTGGGCGCTGTTCTAGATTTCAAGCAAGCTTGGATGCGCGCGTAAAGGCAGCGTTCCTCGTGCTCCTGGTAATCGAGACTGTTGCATCCGACGCAGAAGCTACCGTCGCGGCCCAATGCTTCACGCCAGAAAAGAGATTCTTTCACTTCGCCTAGAAGCTCCCGCATCCTTTCAAATTCTCTGAGAGACAACTTCATACGTCACCGCGTGTGTTGCTTGGTGCGCTGGGCGATGAGCTATCGCTAAAGGCCAATTCGCCGTTCAACTCGGACAGCTTCTCCATGATCTTTCGACAATCGCGGCAGCTCAGCAGTCGGTCGGGTGCCGGGCGGAAGTAAAAGTACGGGTAGTCGTCGCCGCCTTCCTGCTCAAGGCGAAGTTCCCCGACGAATGACGGATCGGCTTCTTCTTTGAAACAAAGCCACTGGTCGGCCGACTGTTGGAAGTTCACGGAGCTGATCCTGTGTTGAGAGCTGGTCGCTTATAGCCATTTTCGGTGTCGTTCGACCCGAGCATTTCGAGTAACTTGGCACGAACATGCCTTGCCGCTGCGTCTGCCAGCGCTACGCGGTCCTCGCTGACTGACTCGCGTGTAACCCTTGGCGTGCAAAATATTGCTTCAGTTAGCGGGTCCGTCCCACGTTTCGGAAAGTCCAGCATCTGCGCAGCCTCGCGCACGAGGTATTTGTCGATCGGCAGTACGATCCTTTCGTCACTATCGGAGCGATAGGGATCGAGCTGAATGCGGATCTCAATATGCGGTTGCATGGACTATCTCACTCCTTAACTTCGGCGTTGACGGCTGCTCTGCCTTTGTCGCCGATCTGCAGGCAGAGCCGTGATAGTGGACTTCCATCGCCATAGTCCACGCGCCATTGATCCGACGGCTCCACTTCATCAGCGAGAAACACAACTCGGCCGCGTTCTCCGGACGGGTGGCAAATGACGTCTCCGTTATGAATTTCATTGCCGGCGAAATCTCGCCATGGCGCAACCTCAGCCATGCTCATCGCGCTCCTTAAGACCGGCTCGATCAAGTACCGCTATGCTCCAAGCCTCATCAGATCCATATCGATCACGCAAGATTGGTGGCTCGGATGTGTAATCGGCTGGGGAAATATCAGCTTGATTGCTCGCCCCAATCAACTCCGCGAGCCTCTCAGAGCTTAGCCGCTTCAGCGCCTTTAGAATGAAGGCGCGATCATCGCTACAGACTTTGCAGTCACACATCGTCAGCTCCGTTCAGAGGAGCAGTTCGCCAGCTCAAAACTTCACGGTAGGCTTCCATTAATTTCTCCATTCCCCTGGCGTCAGGCTCAAGCTCTAGTAAATGCCCCATCGCTCTCTCCAGGACATCGCCGTCCAATCCCAGTACCTGGGCGACATTCCGATATGCAACTGCTCCGCCCTGAGCTGCGACAGCATGGATTGCATTAGAGAGCGGGGAATATTCTTCGATCTCCACGTGTAAGGCGCGCGCTAGCATGGCTGTCCCTTCCATGGCCACATCTATCCAGTCGCCACCACCGAACGCCCTGAAGTAGCTGTGCCAGTGGTCCTCGTCGGCGCTACCGAATTCGACAGCGGCGAACATTTCATCTCTTGTCGGCGGCGGATTCACAGACTTGCTCCTACCTCAAGCTGTGAGTGAGTACGAAACCGCGTACCAGCGACCTGCGTACTCGATAGGGAACGGCTGCCCAAGATCCGCTCTCATGGCCTCTACGTCGGAGGGAGTGGGGATGGGAATTAGGCGGGGCTTGTCGTCACTCATATCTATGTGCTCCAGCAGCGTCTCTTAGAGACTGTGGTGCATTCTTAGAGGGATATGAGCCTGAAACTGGCTCCCCGGGACGGATTCGAACCGCCGACCAACGGATTAACAGTCCCTCTGTCAAATGCGGTTTCTCGCCGAAATTCTCGCGCGCGTCCTCTAAGAAGGTATCAGAAACAGGGGTCAAAAACACGGTGATTTCCTACTTCTCTTAGAGACTCATCGGACCGGTTGCGTGACCAATTTCTTGCGATAGACCGCCTCGAGCGCCGCCCCATGACCGAGCACCGAATGCGCCGCGTCGGTCTGCGCCTTCGCTCGAAGATCCTTGAAACACCAAGGGGAGTCCAGGCGCGCGAGCTGGCTCGCAATGGCCGAGACCGTCCAAGGTTCACCCTCAGTATTCGTGAAGATGAACTCGGAGTCAGGCTCGCGTGCGATCGCTCTATCCACGAAGTACCGCAGCGCTGGCGACCACTCCACGAGGTGAGGCTTATCGGTCTTGCTCTGCACGTAATCGATCCCTGCGGGCTTCATATGCTGCGTACGACGCCAGCCAATGATGTCGGTTTGCCGGACGCCAGAGAGATAGTCGGCCGCGATGAGATCCTGGAACGCCTCGTTCGCACGATTGAAGACATCCAAGAACGACTCGTTGGATACCGCTCCCTTCTTGGGCCGCTCCTTGTTGCGAGCGATCCCTTTGCAGGGGTTGTATTCGCAATATAAGTTGCGCATGCCGAAGTTGTAGGCGGCGGCGAGCACGGCCATTTCACGGTTCGCTCGAGTCCCGCCGCGCCCCGCTTTCTTGCGACGCTCAAGGAAATGGGCAACCTGACTCGGCTTCAGAGATTCGATTCCCATGTGCCCGAAGTGGTGCTCCAGGCGAAGTAGGATGCGCTCGTAGTCCACGACAGTCGCGGGCTTGAGCTCAGACATCCCTAGCGCGCGGTACATGGCGATCAGCTCTCGGATGGTTCCGGGCCGGAAGGGGTCGAAGTCTTCGAGGAATCGGAGGAGGGCGTTGACGCCTTCGTCGATTCGCGTGAGCGGGTGCCACTTGTTCTTGACGATTTTGTAGTACCGACCGTCTTTTTCCGTGACGGCAGGGATGTCAAGACCGCAACTGAGTTTTGCCATGACGGTAGTTCGAAATTGGGAGCTTCTTCGTGTTCGTCCCGAAAGAGCGAGCGGTGAAGCGCAGCCGAATCAGTGCAGGGGCGTCCTTTGGTATCGCGCCAAGTCTTGATGCGATTGCGAGCGCACCACGCACTTACCGCTTTCACCTTCTTGGTGGCGGCCAGTTTAGACAATTCGTCGAAGTCAACGACACTCATGCTCATCTAACCATTAGGATTCAGACGTACCGTCAAATCGATGAAGCATCCACAAGACGGGATGCGGCCGTAAAAAGAAACACGACGAAGCCGCCGACCAACGCGGTCAAGTAGTACGGAAAACTCCACCATGGGGCGGTACTGGCAGAAATGTCGGGACCCAGATGGAAGAGGTACGTCACTGCCCAAGCTCCACCTAACATCCCAATGACCATTGCTACATAGGCGTGCCATTCTTTGTATTTGTCTAACATGCTCAGAATCTCGCTAGCCATATGTTCAACGCGCAGTCGTTAGCGTGTTCAATTGTCGCAACCGTCGGACCTCGATGACCGCAGGCCATGCAATATCCTTGCTCCTCTTGCTGGCCCACGTCGATCAGCAGCTCGTCGCGCATGATCTTCTCGGCCGCAGCGATGCGCGCGTCGGCTTCGTCAGCACGATATACAGCCGCCCGTAGCGGGCCGTCCTGTGTGCTGAGATCGATGGCGTAGTACTTCTGCACTGACTTGCTCCTCCGCTAGGCGTTGACGATCTCGAACGCGTGGAATACTAGTAGTCCACCATGCATCTGGAAGGTCGCGATGTACTTGCCGAGATCGCCATCGGGAAATGGATTGCCGGTGCCGTAGATCGCAATTTGACGCATCTCCATGTCGTCAAACTTCTTCTCGTCCACGAGAGCCCAAAGCTGCGGGGATTCTTGCTGCATTTGAACTGTCAGGATCTTCGCTCCCTGCGGAAGCTCAAGCGACTGCTTCTCGGTTACGTCCAATTGGTACTTCCAGATTCTCATTTTCATTTCTCCTGATGCTCAGAGGATCGACGCGCGGATGCTCTGCGTTTCGTGGGCATGAGTTTGATTGCTGCACAGATGTGCTGATCGATCTCAGCGCCAGTAATCAAGCCGTAGCCGCATGCGTGCAGAGTGTCGCTCTCAACGTTGGCAGCGATGAATGTTCGCGTCATCTTCAGCACTCGCTTGATGGCGTTGTAGTGATCTCGCGGCAAACTCACGGTCTTTCTCATACCTCACCTTCCCGGTTCGCTCCTGAATACGGCTTGATGCCGCAGTGCTTGCAGGTTATGGCTTCTGGATGATTCAGCGTCTCGCATCCGCCGCAGGTCCAGGTGAGCTTGCTAACCGCATCAGCTCTCGTTTCCGGCGATGAGCATGCCGCCTTTTCCATCAACTCGACCATGGCTGCGACGCCAGGTTGCTTTTGCGCTTCCACGATTCGCTGAGCAACACTCTCCTGCGCTGTCGCCTCGCCGATGATGGCGCGGAGCTTTCGTACGACTGCGGCGTGTTGCTCTATCGATTCGCCGATACTAATGGCTGTCACATACGGCAAGCACTCGCGAGCTAACTGCTGGACGTCGGACACGAGATAGAACTGGCCACACATGTCGTAGACCGGCTCGATGCCGTTGCAGTGAGAATTCTCTTCGGCCGTATACCGCTTCATGACCGCCCCTCGCTCTCTGATGGCTCTTGCGATGATGCTTGCAGGTCCCCTTTGTAGACGAAGCACTTACCGCATGCGCGAACGAACACGCGCCGATCTTTTCTCTCGTACGGGTTGTCGCGCCAGAACGGATCATGGCTTTTGTTGGGCCTGCTTTCCGTTAGACCGCACTCAAGCTCTGCGCCACACGCAGAGCAGATTGGCGTGAACGAAACTTCGACGGTGTACTTATTGCTCATCGCGCTCTCCCGCTGCTGAGCTAGGCGTGCGCCGCCACTTGTCGCACACGTCGCACGATTGCCACTGCGTATCGATGCCGCCACGTTTCCTGATGAAGTCCCACTTGTGCTGCTCGCCGTTCAGTTCACAATCCGGCTTCACGTGATGAGAAACCTCGAAGTTTTGGTGCAACCAGAATTTTTTCTCGCACTCACTGCATTCATGCTCGCGCGTGTCTTCCGAATAGTCCTCGGCTTCGGGCTGATATTCGTACTTGCAGTATGGGCACTGCACGACCGAATCGTCCGAATGGGACTTGAACTGCGCTTCGAAGAATTCGTCTCTCATAACTCAGACGCCTTCGTTGAAGCTGTGCTATCCGCGACCCGAGCGAATAGGTGGCAACTCCAGTGGTCGCGCGCCTGGTTGAATCGCTTGTACGCGGCTTCTTTGGCTCCCTCGCCGACGAACACTTCGGGAGTGACGACGTGATCCTCGTAGAAGATCAGCCACGCGCTCGGTGGTGGAGCATCCGTCCTCACAAGAGCCGCAAAGTCGATCGCGGCCTGCGACCATCTCAATTCCTCCTGATCCCCGAGTTCTAGGAGCTGCATCCCTTCAAACCGATCAAGCAGACCGAAGGTGATTGGAGGGAGAGGCGCTGTCAGCACATTTGAATCAAATGGCAAAGCTCTCGGCGGTGAGGCGGCTCTGAATCTGCACTGATCAGCTCGCCCCCCATTACAGCGAGTCGGCGGGCACAAACACCAAACGGCTTCCGGCGGTGGAGCGGGTCGCGCATATAGAGGCGTGCACTTGTACTCACACTGGTCCAGATGATTCTGGACCCAATGCGACCACGGATTTTTACTTGACGACGAGTACATCTGAATCGGCTGCCGAAATGGCTCGATGATTTCATGCAAATACCCAGCGGGGTCGACAGCCGCCGGTTCGAGAGCTGTTATCGCCTCAATACGAACGCCTGATAGTACCGCCCGCGATGACCATTCGCTCCACGAGCTAAAGTCTTTCGGTGGCGATCCGACAAAGATGCAAGACGTTAATCTCGCCGGTTCGCGCGCTGTCGTCCCTTCTAAAGCAGCACGAATCATCTCTATGCGGTCCTCGGCTGCGTAGGAGGTATCTTGGGCAATGGCGAGTATCTCTCGCAGCCGCTCATTCACGGGCACACCTCATGAATCTTGCGGCCGTTAAAGTCGATGAGGTCGCCTGACATACCGCAGTCGTCACAAGTTTCAATGCCGGACTGCATCGCTGCAATCGTCTCCGGAGTTGCGGTGAATTCTCGAATCGCTTGATCCAGAGCGTCACAGCAGGAACACGTTTCCTCGCCGTGCACCATCGCCCAGGTCAGGCGCGCATCGCTTAGCTTGCGCAATCCATCGCACTGCTTAGTCGCCGTCTCCTTGTTCAGCTGGTTGGCGGTTTCGAGCATGACGAGCCTTTCGCGAAGCTCTGCAAGCTCGGCATCTTTGCGCTCGAGCTTGCAGTACGGGCAAAAGTTCTTTTGCCAGATCGTTCCAGGAATTCCATATCGAGGTACTTCCTTGATCTCGTGCACGTAGCACATCGTGTCTGCGGGCTGCTGAGCATTCATGCTTCACCCATTTTGTCGAGCCATTCAACGATGGCGTCCAGCTCTTCACCGGTGTGATCTGGATCTAGATAGGCGCCTAGATCAAGGTTGGCCCCGGCGACCTTGCAACGGATCTCGTAGAGAATTTTCTTGTGAGCCTTGACGGTCATCATCGGCTCAGACGGTTGCGCGTTCATCCTTCAATATCTCCGCCGACGAGATCGGCATACATTTCCCGCGCGGCCTGGCGCATCTCATCCTTCGTCAGACGTCGATCGCTATATCCGTCCTGTGCGTATCGATCTCTGACGTGATTGAGGATCACGCGGCAAGTGGGGCAATTAATGGTCTCGCGCGGTCGTGTCAAATATCCTGGACTCTCACCGCAAAGCGATTGTTTCGAGTCGTCTAGCCGCGACGCGTGCCGGACTTGTTTCTCAGCAGGAAGCTGTTCTTGATTACTCATGATCTCCCTCGCATGGCTCACATGGACACAGTGCGTTTGTGAGTGATTGGCCTTTCTGTGCAGCACGAAGTCCCACCGAGAACTGCACAAGTCCCTCACTGATATCGCGCTGCTCGTCGGGCATGAAGTCGTCTGGATTGGTCGTGAGCACGAATCGGTCGAGAACCTTTTGCAAGGCTCTCGCGCAGCGTTCTGGCATGACGATGACGGCCATCATATGCACACCACCACGATTTCTTGTTTCAGCAGGTAATTAATCCAGATCGCATAGCCGCCAAGAATCGCTTCATCGATCTCGCTACGCGACCAACTGCTCTTTCTGCCGCCGTCCGATATGTCATTGCAGATGTCGCAGCCGGGAAGTGCAATGAGGTCGTGCGGCTTGAGGCCCGTCCCGCCGACATTGCCGCGGCGAATGTGACAGAGCACAGTGCGCTCGGGATCGTGGCAGCACTCTGGCGTGTTGATGAGACAAACTCGACCACGTGCGAGTTTGCGGAGCTTTTCGATCTTAAGCTGCATGGCGTTTCTCGTTGGGGTCCGGAATGTAGACGCCGTGCTCGGCCATGCGGCGCTGGATGAATTCAATGTACTTGTTGAACTGGATTGTCGTGAGACGCGAGCTTCGTTTGCGCGGCTTGAGGCGCTTGCGGCCCAATCCCTCCAATGTCTGCCATCCGAAGTGTTCGCCCAAGAAGTACTCATGGATGTCATTCGCATCCCAGCCGGGCAGATGTTGGGCGATGGTTTCGTACACCACTCCCCATAGGAAAGCATTCTGTTCATTGCTGCGCGTACTCTTGTGCTCGCTGATTTCGATCTTCCAGGCGCGATCTTTAGGCAAGGAAGCAAGCTTGCCGACGACGCGCGTGAGCGATCGATTACCCTTTGGAAGAATCTCGTACATAGCGGTCCACGATGTGCTTGATCATTGCGCGGTGCCATCCTTGTAGGTACGCCCACACGCCGCTGTAAACCTCGTGCTGGTTTCGCAGTTCTTCCCACAGCTGGATAACCCCTAATTCGTCAGGACCATCGGGTCTTTCCAAATGTGATAGGAATTGCTGCACGTATTCACCGATGCGGCGTGTGAGCGCTGCCCCCTCCATCTCCCGTTTAACAACTAGTGGCATAAATCAGAATGGAATCTGATCGTCGTCGAAAGAATCATCAGATGTAGGCGCGGGCGATCCAGCGGTATCCGCTGACTCGCTGTTCTCCACCTTTTCTTGCAGCCATTGCGGGAGCTGATCCCATTGCTCACAATCATCGGGCGCGAACTTGATGAGAGGATTTTCCGCTTTCGGTTTCGGTGTTCCCTTGGGCAGTCCCATGACACCAGTCACGTTCGCGTAGACCTTCTTGTCGTCGCCTACGGTGTGCGTGACCATGATCTGACACGGGGCTCCCAGAATATTGAACAGATCGAAGCCATCGAGCTCTTCGCGTGTGAAAGCTTTACCGCGCCAGTTCTCGAGATCCTTACGAAGGTGCGACTTCTCGCTGAGCGAGGCCGTGTAGAAGCGACCGATGGATAGCGGACCTTCGTAGGGCTTGCCATCACGTTCGTATTCGACGCGCTCAGCAGGCACTTCCCAGCGCACGTAAACCTTGTGCTGCGGTTTGAATCGACCGCCGGGCTGAACACCGCAATCCACAATCATGTTGCAGACTGCAATGTGCACGCCTTCTGGGACTTTCTTGAAGTCTTTTCCGCCGTTGTCTTTGATAGGTAATGGCACGGGTTCATCTCCTGTTCGTACTCGATCAACCATTGTTCAAATGCAGGATCTTCAATCAGCCAGCGCTGCTCCTGCTCCCAGCGCTCGCACTCATGCAGCTCGACTTGTCTTCGGTCGCACATGCTTGCGCTCAGATACGAATCTCTTACAGCTCGGCACGTCGTACTTGTGCCAGTGCGGCTCGCATGCCGGCGTATTGATCGGCGCCATAGCGGGCAGCGACAGCATCTCGGCACGTTTGCGAAAGGCGCTCATGACACCTTCTCCAACCCCATCAGCTCGCGCCGATCCGCTCTGGTGATCTCATCCTCGACACGACGCCAGTACCGATCGCGCTCCTCTTCCTTCAGCCACTTCGCGGCGAATTCGTAGAGCTGGTTGCGAATCGGTGGCGGCAGAACGAAGGGAATCCACCGATCGCGCTCCAGGTACTCCACGGCGGAGATCTGGAACAGCCAATCGACCACGAAGTACTTCGCTCGGCAGCGTATTTGCACTTCGTTCTCCTTCGACCAGTCGTCGATAGTGAGCATGGAGTTCAGGGAGAATTCGACGGTGAAGTTGTTGGCGTCCATAACAGGTTCTTTTCTCCAGAGCCGAGCTATCGACGCTCGGACCACTTGATGACTGTCAACTGATCGCTTACGCGCTTGCGAATTAGGTCCGTGACGGACGGCGGAAATGGAACCTCTGACTCCTGAATCTTTCCGTCTCGTCCAAATGTGCGTGAGTAGTAGTCGCGCGTTCGCCATTTGTGGCGCGGCGTCGAGCGACCCTGGATCTCGTAACGATCCAGAATGATGCGAGGGAAATCGATCCAGAAAGTCCAGACTTCTCGCGTCAGGTCGTTCCGGGTCAATATGACTTGATTGTCCATAGCTGTTCTGTTCGTGAGAGCGGAACTATGCCGCCGTGGTTTGGAGTACGGCCTTGGCTTCGTCTTCTGCTTCTTTCCGCGCTTTCTCCGCATCGTCGTCAGCGAGCTTTGAAGCGAACTCGAGGAGTGCGCTTGCGTGGCGCTGGATCGATGCGGCCAAATACTTCCCGAGGTGGTCGCTCGAATTGGAGTAACCGCTTGAGCTCCCGTAGTAGCCGTGCGAGACGTGGATCTGAAACAGCATTGGATTCCACGACTCGCTCGCCAGTCCGGTGAACTTCACGTCGAAGCTGTGCTTGTCGTTCTGTGGACTGTCGCGCCCCAAGATCTGCGCCACATCGTTACGGATGTGATGAGCCGTGGCCTTTGCCTGCTGAAACTTTTCAATCTTCGTCATGTGACTACCTTCTGATTTGTTAGCGAGTCGGCCGAGGGTCGTGTGACGCGCGGACGTCGATCTCATGCAACCAACACGCATCCTCCGCGCTAGACTGGATTGCGTAGCCGCGTTCCGGGTCGTACTCCTCCGGATGAATCCAACCGCCGTGCGCTGCCGAGTACTCCCAACGATGCGCTCGCGCGGCCGCCTCGAACTGTTCTTTAGCAGGTTTGTTCATGCTCTTCTCCCCCGCTCTACGTGTTCGGCAAAAATTCGTACTGCTGAGCGATGAACTCGCGTACCTGCGCGAGTTTCCGGCAGTCGTGCGGCTCAACGCCTATTGCGGTGATGCGATAGACGAAGGACGAGATTCGCTCAACCGTCCACGTTTTTTCCGGCACTCGCCGCCAGCCGGGGAAGTAGAAATTCCATTGCCCCGGTGATCCGCGTCTAAGTCGCACGAGCCGCGGCTCGGACTTCTTCCATTGTGTTCGTTTACTCATGCTGTTCACCGCTCTGATATAGATGCGGAAAGCGGTATTCAGCCGGAAAGGCGTCCGAGTCCAGTAGCGTCCTGCATTTCTTAGCCAATTCAGAACGCTCTGAAATTTTCTTTTTATAGTCGGCATCCGCATGCGCGTGGTGAGGGCCGTACGACATTTCACGCTCTAATCTAAGTTGCCAAATATTGCGTGTGCGAATCGCCTCGCGTTCCATGGCCTCTAAAGCCGCGCGCGTAAGACGAACATCGTCTGGAGTCATAAGTATTTCGTGAGCCATGCTCTTCTCCCGCTCTAATCTCAGACCTACATCCAGTGACCGTTCTCTTTCAGCCAACGACGAGCCCATGGCTTTTTCAAACGATTCGCATCTGCCAACCGACGGGCTTCTTGCTTCACACTGAAGGTGATCTTGTCGAGCTGTCGCTCGGGAAGCTTCAGACGCTTCGGCGGATTGCTCAGGACTCGCGCGCCTTGGTGATACATCACAGTTCCTCGTTCTCAACCAACCCCTGCCCGCCACCATCGCCTTCCGGTATCGCAGGCGGAGACATGGAGCCGAGATCGATGATGAAATCGGCAAATGGAAGGATCTCGATTTCGATGGTGTCGGTCATGTGTGCGTGCTCGTCTGCATGTAGTGATGGATTTGCGAGATCATTTCTCGCGCCTCTGGCGTCGAGCACTCGCAGTTACGAAGGTGACCGCCAACGTAGTACCACTGAGAATCTCCACCGCCAGGCCATGTCGATGCGATACGCGCGACTTCCACGAAGAATCTGCACTGGCTGTCATCGTCCAGCCCAGCGAAGCACTGCGCGAGAAGTTCGACAGTGACTTCAACCTTGGAAGTGATCTCTACCTGCACCGCTGCGCCCTCGTGTTTGGATGGGGAGTTAGGACACCAGTCCACGACGAATGCATTCATTGAGCGCGAGAGAAGATACGAACTTCACGCGAGCCTCTGAGAGCTGGCGGATTGCCTTGTCACCACAATCGGAGAAGATCTTGCGGAAACAGGAGAGGCGGTCCGTGTTGACCGTATTCAGCTTAGAAAACTCAGATCGGAGGACCTCGATTTCGGCCGTCGTGAAGGTTTCGCGTTTGCTCATCTCTGTAATCGCGTTCATCTTCCTGCCCTCGTGTTTGCCGACCACGGGAGCTATATTATTCAATGCCGCATGATTGTCAATACTCTAATGAATAAACGTGCGCAAAAAAATGGGCCCCTAGAGGCCCGTCGCTAATCCTTTGGTCTATGTACTAACCCTTACGTCTCCGATCGAAGGGCGTCACGTTCTCTGCATCGCTCGCGAGCTGCTTCATGCGATCGACGCGCGTAGCAGCCTGCTCGATCAGCACTGCGATGGCGTCGAAGTCCTCTTTAGGGAGCCCTGCCATCTTCTTGGCAAGCAGCAGGGTGGGTAGTCCATACCCGCTCAGCAGTTCGTTCATGTCCGCCCCCTCGTCCCCTCTTATTAGTTCCCTGGGAATTCCGAAGACACGCCATGTCGCTTCAATGGTCTCGTTGCTCGGAGCGTACTCCCCATCCAGCAAGCGCTTCAAGGTCGGTTGTGAAATTGGGCGCTTTTTAAGTTCGTAGAAGCGCGCGACGGCCGTCACATTAAGTTCACCGTTAGATTTCCAGAGGGCAGGATGAAGCTTCGCCGCCTCTTCTATCAGTTCCCTGAATCGCTTGTTTTTGTCCGCTGCCATACGCTGATTCTTAAAGTCAATCAGCATGGTTGGCAAACTAGTATGCGCCAGGCTATTGCAATTCATACGGCGGTGAATAGAATCGGGGGATGGCAGTCGATTTACAGAAGCTGGTTCAAGAATTGGTCGACAAAGCCGACCTTACCGAGACTGAAATCAGCGAGACGCTCCGTGCGCGCGGCATTGAGTGTTCCCAGCCGACAATCAATAGGCTGAAAAACGGCAAAATTGGTCGCGCCTCTTTCACGCTCGGTACCGCGATCATCGCGCTTCATAAAGAAAAGGTTCGATCGAGCAGGGCGGCTTAGACCGTGGCCCTCGATCGCAAAGACGTGCGCGCCAAGCTCGATGCAGAGATGCACGAAGCGCTCGCGGTCATTAGCGATGCGGACCACCTTGATATCGGCGAGTGGGTAGAGGAATTGATCGTGCGGGAGCTTAAGCGTCGGATTCATGACGCTAGCGTAATTGCGGAGCGGACGGCGCACTTGGGAATAACCGGGAAAAGCCGGGACGACTCGGGAAAGCCTTCCAAATGAGCGCTTTCCGCGGCAGCAAGGCGATTCAGGACGTGATTGAGCGAATGAAGCCACTCGCCGAATGGTATGAGCGCTTCAAGCCGGAGGTGCGTGAGCTCGTCGTAGAGCGCACGGACTACGACCTGATAGCGCGCTGGCCGAGGGCCGCTCATGCACTCGACATCGAAGTAACGCACAACGGGAGTTTCTGGAAGCGCTTCCAGCTCGCTTATGACAGCGGCGAGGGGCGCTATCTGAAACCTCCCGAGCCAGAACAAGCGAGCATCGAATGAACGACAACACTTTCCAATTTCTGGACGAAGAGATCCGTCTCGCTACAGCTGAAGGGTCGCCATCAAAGGCGAAGCAGCTGAAAGCGATTCGCGGATACCTTCAGGCCGCGAAAGATATGCGCGGACGATTCGGCCGTTATGAAGATCTCCCGAAACACATCGAGAGATTCGATATCGATTGCGCTCGAGTCTCGCCGTGAACCACTTAGCTACGCGCCCCGATGTCCGAGCCGTCCGCGACACCTCCCGTCGCTATCCGGTGCTGCTCACGCAGCCTTCGGGGCGTCTCCATTCCGAGGTGATTCAGTGACCAAGAAGAATCGCGACCGTCTGCTTGCACTGGCCAGATGGCTCGATCGCTGCGCGCTGCGCATTCGCGCGTACGTGAAGCGCTCAACTCCCAAAAGGGCGCGGCGCTCCAACGTCGTCGAGATCAAGAAGGGGGCAGCGTGAGCCAGTCACAGCGACTCAAGGTGAAAGCGCACCTGTTGAAGCACAACTCCATAACGCCGGGCGAGGCGTTGAGCCGCTACAAGATCTGGCGTTTGGCGCCTCGCATCCGCGAGCTGCGCAAGGCCGGCTTCGCCATTCGTACCGTGATGACCAAGGGACGCGAGTCGAAGTACGCGCGCTACGTGATGGGATGAATTTCGAGGCGCGGACAGAGCTCGGTGGCCTACCCGGTCTGTCCGCCCCCGTGGTCGGAACATCGCCGACCTGAGAACTAATGAGCATCAAAATCATGACGCTCGTTTGGCAATTGGAGATGCCGCACGTTGAGAAGCTAGTGCTTCTCGCGCTCGCAGATAATGCATCTGACGAGGGCTCGTGCTTTCCATCAGTGGCCAACTTGGTCAAGAAGTGCTCACTGTCCGAGCGGACGGTGCAGGGCACGATCTCAAAGCTTCAATCGGCCGGTCATCTCACACGTCACGATCGCAGTGGGCGGAGCACGATATACCAGATTCACCCCCGCACGTCATACACCCCCGCAGATTCCGCACCCCCGCAGCGTATGCAGGTACCCCCCGCAGGAGCTGCGCCCACACCCCCGCAGGAGCTGCGCCCAACCCCCGCAGGGCGTGCACCCATAACCGTCATAGAACCATCAACTGAACCGTCAGGTAACCGTCAACGTATGACGCGCGCCCATGTTTCACGTGATCACTCCGATCCGGAGTGGCTGCTCGATTTCAAGCTAGCGTATCCGGAGAGAGCCGGAGATCCGAAATGGCGGAGCGCAGTGAAGGCGGCGAGCGCTCGACTCGACGAAGGCCATACGACGCAGGAGTTCATCGACGGCGCGAAACGCTATGCCACTTTCTGCGAGGCTACCGGCAAAGTTGGCACGGAGTACGTGAAGCAGGCTTCGACGTTCTTGGGCCCTGACAAACCGTTCCTCTTGCCGTGGAAGCCTCCGGACATCACGCCAATTGTGAATTTGTCTCCTGGTGAAATTGTGGCGAGAGCGTACGAGGCGCAGAAAAATGGAAACAGAGTCGTGGCAGAGCAGAACGGATCGAACTGCGGAAGTGTGGAAGAACCTTTCCGACGCCTTCGGTCCGCGTTTCCTGCGTGACTTCGGTTCGGTGGCGCCGCCGATCTGGGCGGACGGCATTCGACGCTTGAAGGATCACGAGATCGCGCGCGGCTTTCGCAAGCTTGCGATGCGCGGCAACGGCTCGTGTCCGACGTTCCCGCAGTTCTTCCGTGCGTGCAAAGAGATCACGAGCGACGAGGAGGGCGGAGCTGCGCCACCGGAGCGACTTGCGCTGCCGGCGCCGCCTAAGGGTGATTTCTTCAGCGGCCTCGGCAACGCAACGCTATCAAGATTCATGATTCGAGATGACGTTCCCGCGCTCGACCGCGAGCAGTTCGAGCGACTGGAGACGATCAAGCGTCGGCTGGTTGCTGATTATCGCGCGACCGGAGATCGGAGCGAAGCGTCGGCAGACGAATGGCGTGATGTGATGCTCGCTGCGTTCGCTGATGAAATGGGTGTGCGACATGTACCGCAGCGGAGTGCCGCATGACCCTCCTCGACTTCGGGGCGGCGCTGAAGGTGATGCGATGACCATTGCAGCACTTTTCGTCGAGACCAACGGCGTGTATTTCGGGCTCGAAAACGTTGACCCATGGGACAAGCACCGTGATGCGCGGCTGTACTGCGGTCCGCATCGGGTTGTCGCGCATCCACCTTGCTCCCGCTGGTGCCAGCTCGCCTACATCAATCAGAAGCGCTACGGCCACAAGGTTGGTGATGACGGCGGTTGCTTCGCCTCTGCTCTGCATGCCGTTCGTACCTGGGGTGGCGTGCTTGAGCATCCTGCGTTCTCGTATGCGTGGCCGGCGTTCGGATTGCCGCGAGCTCGGCGCGGCGCCTGGCAGGCGACTACTTGCGGCGGCTGGGTGACGGAGGTTTCGCAAGGTATCTACGGGCATCGAGCGATCAAGCTCACCTGGCTATATTACGTAGGACCGAAGCCGCCCGCCATCAATTGGCTGAAAGCTAACCCGACGGCGCAAGTCTCTTTTTGCAAGAACCACGGTAATTCGCCGCTACCGCGACTGAGCAAGAAGGAAGCGAAGCGCACTCCGACCGCATTTCGCGACTTGCTTTTGGCGCTCGCAAGCGCAGGCGAGATGAGAGAAGCCGCATGACCTCCCGCCACCTCCACGCCAGCACGTTCGTCGAAATGTTTACGGAAGTGTGCGATCTCCATACCAATGCGGTTGTTGCTGAGGCGATCAAATTCAGCGAGCAATATGTTTCCGACTTGCGAAACGGCCGAAGAACTCCGAGCGTCGAGCTAGTGGATCGAATCTGTGAATGGATGGGACGCGGACCGAGAGGACGGCTCGAATGGCATCAAGCAGGCGCTCGGGCACACGGCTGGAAAATATGACGCACCTCCACGCCCGCAAGCGCAGCTTCGCTCTGTGCTGTCCTGCCGGAGAGCTCACCGAGCGAGCGCACTTCGATGGACGGGAGATGCGAAGGATGACGTATGGGGAGCTATTTCAGTTGAGGTACGGCGAGAGCTTGGCGGAGTACGTGAAGGAGATTGGATTGTGAGCGCCCGCCCGATGCATTACGCGAATCATCTGGAGATTCCGCTGAAGGGCGGTGGCGTGAGCACGCGTTTGGCTGGTTGGCCTGCTTGTGTCAGCGGCGATCGCGCTTACAGCATCAAGCAAACGGGAAGAATGACGTATCAAGCCGCTGAAGTGACATGCAAGCCGTGTCTGAAGCTGCTCGAAGCCGCGCGGAAAGTTGCGCCATGACCTACGCCCGCCGCACAGACACGACGCAGCAGCTTCCGCGAACACTCTCGGTCGCCGAGTACAACGCGCTCAATCGCCGTCCGAGCAAAATGGGCAACAAGCGCACCATGGAAGACAACATCGACTTCGCTAGCCGGCTCGAAGCGCAGACGTACCTGGACCTCAAGATCCGCCAGAACGCTGGCGAGATCACGGGCCTTGAGATGCAGGTGCGCTATCCGCTGTTCGCTGGCGACAAACCAGTCCTGTACGCGAGTGGACGACATGCGGAGTACGTCGCTGACTTCGTGTATTTCGATCTGAAGCTCGCGCAGACGAAGATCATCGACGCGAAGGGCCGGCAGACCGACATCTACAAACTCAAGCGCGCAATCATGCGCACGATGGGATTTGAAATCGAGGAGATCCGCCAATGACCGACCAACCCCGCGACTACATCAACGCCCAAGTACGGGAGTACGAGCGCCAGCGGATCATTGAGCGCATGTTGCGCTGGATTTTGGTGATCGCTGTGCTGCTGTTCTGTGTGTACGCATGGGATGCTCATGGCGCGACTAAGCACGACGTCAAGTACACCGAGTCCTTGTACAAAGGCACATCAAAAATTCAGGATGTTGTCTCAGTCACCAGCGAAGCCGACGCGCACTACCAATGTAAAAAGCTGGCGCACGATTTGGGCGAGAAGCAAACCGTTGCCGCGACGTTCCGATGTCAGAACGCTGTGACGACCGACAGTGTGACCATCGTGCCCGATCCTGTCGTTACCACTGTTCTGCAATTCACTGCCACGTACGGGATTGCGTATAAGCCCCTCCAAGGTGCGACCGTATCGGGCAAGGTCAATGTCGCCCTCAGCGATTGCACTGTCATTGGCGACTGGACTTTCTTTCTCGATGGCGTCCAACTGAATGTTGAGAGCGGATGTCCGTACGAGTTCCTGGGCGATGGGATGATGTGGGACTCCGCGACGGTCGCCAACGGCTCGCACACGCTGGAAGCGCGCGGTTCGAAGTCCATCACGGCGACGTTCACGGTTAGTAACGCCGTCCCGACTGTCGGATCGGTAACGCTCACGTGGCCGCTGGTCACGCAGAACACTGACAACAGCGCTTATGTCGATCCCTTCGGCTACGTCATCTACTACGGTCCTACCCTAGCTCTGCCGCAATCCATCGACGTAAACGACCCGAAGGCGACCAAGTACGTTGTGAGCGGATTGTCGCTCGGGCATACGTATTATTTTTGCATACGGGCGAGAAACACCTCGAACGTGCGCTCTGACTGCTCGCCAGTGGTGAGTAAGACGTTGTGAAACCCTTCATGGAGGCAAAACGAGAATGGATACGCAACTACTTCAAGGAAGTGTTGGTAGAGACGAGAGGGAACGCAGCACAAGCGGCCAAGATTGCCGGGATGAACCGCACCGACTTCTACAACAGAATTCGCAGTTACGGGTTAACGCCATTGCTGAAGCAGTTGCATGGCTCCGATCGCAACCGCAAACAAAGTGTCCCGCCAATTGGTGGAGACGCAGGCGCAGCCTGGCTTAGACGACGGGTGGAGGTGCGGGCATGAGCGCAGTAATGGCTACCGATCGGTATGCGATGGCCGGTGCTCGAAATGCCTTACGGGCATGGGGGGCAATCTGCGAGCGCGTGCGGCTCTATAACAGCTATCCGAACTCCGATACGACCTATCGCGCCGTCATGGGACGAGGGGGTGACGGGAGCCATCGATTGCCAGTACCAGACATTCCCTCATTCGCTATTCAGCTCTCGGCGAAGGTGCTCGAGCTTCCGGACAACGAAGGAAACGCCATAACGCTGATGTACTGCCATACGTTCAACCTCACCGGACAGTGGTGGTCGAACCGTGATAAGGCTAAGGTACTCGGCGTCTGTGAGGATACGTTCAAGGATTGGGAGCGTGCAGGACGCTCTCGATTGCTGTTCACCGCACGAGAGGTGATGGAGGGGCTTGCGAAACCCCACAGGAATTGTTAGAAATCACATAACGTCTAGATTGTGTCAGAGCCCGCCACGTGCGGGCTCTTTCATTTCCGCCGCCCCTCCCGTAACCACACTCGAAAACCACTACCTCGAACGAGGCAGAGGGCGGCATCTATTTGCCCGGAGTCGCATGCTGATATTCAGGTATCGCGGCCCGCCGCTCGCAACGAATGTGAGCGCGGGGTCGTTCACGCCTGACTTCTGGATCTCTTCGACGGGATCGGACAGTAACGACGGGTTGTCGAGTTCGACGCCCTGGGCGATTACGGCGCTCAATACGAAGCGCGCGACCTACTCACCGTCAGGTGTAGGCAAGACCCTAGGTCTCATGGACGGGACGTACGATATCTCATCCCTGATGACGACCGTACGGGACACGCCCGCATTGGACATCGAGGGCGGAACGGTCGGTCATCCCGTTATCGTCAAGGCAGTTAACCCGCGCGGCGCGATCATCACGGCGGGTGGAGCGACGCCGTACAACGTCGTCAACGCGATGATTGGCCATACGCCTGCGCGGCGACAGGGCTACATCACGTTAGACGGACTTTACGTGACGGGCGGTCGGACGCTCATGATCGAGATAGGCACGTATAGCGTGTCCTCGAACATTCCCGGAATTATCATCAAGAACTGCGAGAGCACCGGTAACAGTGATCTCAACAGCAATCCGGGTGGTGGGAATACACCGGGGTCAGGCGGTGGCAATGCCGCTTCGATTACGCTCAACAACTGCTTGGGCGCAGAGATATATAACTGCTCCATCCACGACAATGTGGGGCACACCTCCGGCAGTGCAGATCATTTAAGCGGCGTCATCGTCTGGTTGAGCCGCGGCACATGGATTCATCAGACGACGTGCGTTAACACTGGATACGGCGTCTACGGCAAGGAGACGGTCAATCAGGGTACAACGGTCGAGCGCTGCTATCTCGATATCAGCTCGCTCACGAGCGATCAGGGACAGATCTACGACTTTGCGGGAGCGCCAACTGCGGGGCTCACAGATACGTCGATCTTCCGCAACAACATTCTCGTCAGCTACGCGGGCGCGAATCTTCGAGACAATCTCGATGCCGGTGGTTGGACGACAAACTGCGAGTTCTACAACAACACGATAGTTGGGAACATCATTGGAGCGGGACTCAGCTTCTTCGCTGACTCCGCAAACAATCGATCGCTCAAGTTCTACAACAATCTCCATAAGGGAACGGCCGGCGGTTACGGGAATCTCTGCATCACTGCGAGTGCATGCGGAGTTATCGACTATAACCTGTACGAGGGATTGTCGTGGACCACCGTACCCGACGGTGCCACTACCACGATCAGCACAACGAATTATACGACGCTCGCGAACTGGCGCACGGCGATGGCCGGATCGACGGGTGCAGAGGCGCACTCAGCTACGGGTGCCGCCACGTTTACGAATGTCGGTGCTAGAGCTCTGCAATACACGACGACGAGCGGACTTGCATTCCAGACAGGCCGCACGGGCGGAACGACTGGAGGGGCTGTGTGCAACATCGGCGCATGGGATGGAACGATCACTCAAATCGGGAGTGACTTCTAGTGACGACGCTCGTTGGGGCTTTATCTACCGCCACGGGTGCAGTCCTGGGATCGCCTGGCGCGAATCAGTGTATTGCCGGATCTGATTTCGTAGCGAGTGCGACCGGTACCGCGCAGACAATGACCATGGGCATCAACACTCCGTTGGGCCTGACATACAAGATGGGTGTCTTCGACTCGACAGGCACGTCTCTCCTTGCAGAGACGAGTCAGGCGTCTGACTCCACTGCCGTAGGAGGCAATCTCACGATCTCGCTCACGACTAATCCCACGCTCACCTCGGGTCTCACATACAAGCTCCGGGCTTACGTCAACGGCAATACTGCGTGGTGTAACGCCGACAACACGGGATTCAAAGACTGCACGCAAGACGGCACGTTCGCGACGTGGCCTGGAACTATTACCTCCGCGAACCAGGGCGGCAATGGCGCGATTTCAATCCGAGTGGATGGCGCGACCGGCGGTGGCTCCGTCACAGAACCTTGGCAACAACTCGGCGCAATGGGAGTGATCCTTGCAACATGATCCGATGCGAGCTTTTCGAAAGCTCGACGTCCCGCAATTCTTCATCACTGAATCATATGTCTCGAGTCCGCCCGCGCTTCGCATAATCGATGAGACCGGCGCCTGTTGGACACTTGGCTTCACATTGGGCGAAGCACCGCGCGGTGAATTCGCTTTCGACGTCCTGAGGGACGGAAAGAATACTGGCGTCTATGCCAGCCGAATCGAGCGAAGGAACGGCCGAATTCGCGCTTTCACCAAGGACGGTTTCAAAGTCTGGAACGGTCGCTCCTTCACCTGATTTCTAACCTGGAGATTTCGCAATGGCACGTACGTATTCAGTGGGAGGCGGAGGTCTCACCCTCGCTAACCAAGCCGTCACCCTCGTCTTCATCAATCCGAGTTCGACGATTGGTTTCGATGTGGTTCGTTGCTGGGCCGGTCAAACCGGTACGGCTACGAGCGCGCAGCAGCGCGTGCAAACCAACACGCAAGTCACGGCATTCCCGACGCTCACGAGCGCGACACCCTCGAAGCTCACGCTCGGTGATCCCACTTCGGGCATTACCGGTGGCACGGCTGGCGCTGCCGGTACTGCGGGTATCAATGCTTCGGCGGAAGGCGCGGGCAGCAAATCGAACATTGTTTCGGATACGTTCAACAACTTGAACGGACATCTGTGGGTGCCAACGCCGGCCGAAGTCATTCGCTTGGGCGCCGGTGCATCTTCGGGCTTCGGCTATCACTTGCCCGTCGCGCCGGGTTCGCTCAGCAATTGGCAATGTGGTGTGAACTTTAGCGAACTCGGCTAAATGATGGCTGGCTACTTCTATGCGCCTCCTCCGAGTCGGATAGGAGGGAGCCAGCCTTACGCGCCGCGGCTTGGGCTTGTTCAGAGTGGTCCTAATCAAGCGCCACCTCTAAGAGGACCGCTCGCCGTCGCGACACTGGCGGTCCTAATTGCTGCATGGAAGCCGCCGTTCGTTCAAGCGCAGGGCAGTGCGGACTTCGCGCCGACACTGCCGGTCACTGCATCGAATCCGCCGCCCAGTCTTCAGCAGCCGCACATCATTGGCTCGTGGTATCAAGATGCAGTCACAGTGCTGCATCTGTCGCAGCTCGCGGCAACGTTCATCAGTGCCGATCCGCCGCCTGCGAGCTCGAAGGTCAATTCGAACACGATTCGAGCGGCCTGGACTCCTCCCTGGGTTCCAGTGCAAGGCTATGGCGACAGTGCGCCATTTCTGCCAGCTCCCGCCGCGCCGACACCGCCGCCGGTGGTCACGCGCGTCAACGATCGAACGATTGCTCAATCGTGGGTGCCACTCTGGTATGGACCACCAGCACCGCTCTCGACCAGTGCGCTACCTGCCGCACCGATCCCGAATGCACCGCCGGTACTGACGAGAGTCAACGAACGCACAGTTGTACGCGCCTGGACGCCTCCATGGATTGCACCACCGAAACCTGTATCGACTAGCGCATTCCCAGCTCCAGCCGCTCCGAGTGCGCCGCCAGTCAGGACATATACGGTCCTGAACTCGATTGTGGCGCAGTGGGTCAGCATTCAGCCCACTCAGCGACAAGCAACCGTCACGCTCATGCCCATTGTGGTGCCGCCCATTGCGGTCGCCACTCCGAGGAATAGGCAAATCATCGTCTTCAACCAACGAAAGATTCGGGTATGACCGATTACGGCATGACTGAGAAACTGAGCGGTCGCATCGATCAGGAGAAAGATCCGGATGCAACCGTGGATTACGAATTCCTGTGGGCCCCAAGCCTCGACGGCGACAAGATCTCAACCTCCGACTTTCTACTCCCCGACGGAATGACCGAAGTAAGCAGCAGTAATACGGATACGACGGCGACAGTGTTTGTCAGCGGGGGCTCTTGTGGAGCGATTTACCGCCTGACCAATCGTATCGTGACAGCCGGGGGAAGGACCCTGGATAAGACCATTCGAGTGAGGATTACTGAACAATGACTTGGAGTCGTCTCAATGGCTGCGCCTAAAGGCAATCGCAATGCAAGCAAAGGTAAGGATTGGACCAGTGCTCTGCGTCGCGTTCTTGCGCAGTACGAGAACCCAGAGGCGAAGATTTCCAAGGGCGAGGCTCTATCAAAGATAGCCGAGCAGTGCGTTGTGCAAGCCATTGCAGGCGATGCGGTTGCTCGCGCTGAGATTGCCAATCGCTTGGATGGCAAACCCACTGAGTATCACGAGACTTTGATGCGTCATGTCGCATCTGAGATGAGCGAGGAAGAGCTTGAGCGTATCGCCACAGGAAGCGGCGCGGGAGCTTCTGATACGTCGGAAGGCCCGCAGGACGCTTCTAGCGTTCACTGAGTACACCACTCCCCGCTGGCTCGCTGGAAAGATCCACCGAGAGATCTGTGAACAAGCGGAGCGAGTGATTCGAGGTGACATCGATCGGTTGATGCTGCTGTGTCCTCCGCAGCATGGAAAGAGTCAGATCGTTTCCAGGAGATTGCCGGCTTTCATGCTGGGGCTTGATCCCACGCGTGATGTGATTGCAGCGTCGGCGACGGCGGATCTTGCCGAAGGATTCGGACGAGATGTCCGCAATTGCATTGCCTCGCAGGAATACCAGGCGCTCTTCCCGGAGACGCAGTTAGCGGAAGACTCCCAAGCCAAGGGTCGATGGAATACGCGGCAAGGCGGGGCTTACGTGGCGGTCGGCGTGGGTGGACAGCTTTACGGTAAGGGCGGCGCTGCAATCGTTGATGATCCGTTCGGCTCGTGGG